AGCGTGATTACTGATTAGGCGAGCCGCTCGTAAACGGTCATGTTCACGCTTACACACTGCGATAATGCTCAATATTCAGCCGTGCGCCATAGGTGGTTGGCGAGTAGCTTTCAGCCATCTCGTTGATCTGCTGGACGGTGATTTCGCGGCCATCGGTGGTTTGGCCAGCCTTAGCGATACGGAATTTTTTAGCCATGTGAATGCTCGACAGAGAAGGTGACAAATAGGGTTGTGCAGGGTGATTGCGCTAGGTCTTCACTTTGGTTTTTTATGGATGTGCAACTCAACCGTGTTAGGTGTGATCAAGGGCTTGATCACACCTAAAGTTCCAGAATAATGTCGGCGGAAGCCATAGCCTGAGCAGAAGATGATTTCAGGCCGTGATTCATGTCCCGTCAAAACCCCTCGCAGCTGACGGCTGCACCGCCAGTTCCGATTGGCGACAACGCGCAAGTCGCAGCCCGCACCCTGTATTGGATGGGCTGGCGGATTAAATCGATTGCTGAATTTTTAGAACTGCCACGTACCACTGTGCAAGGCTGGAAGGACAGCGGCAAGTGGGAAGAGTACTCCGCACTTGATCGCGTGGAAGGCTCGCTCGAGTGCCGCATGGTGCAGCTGATTTTTAAAAATGACAAAGATGGCAAGGACTTTAAAGAGATCGACTTACTCGGTCGGCAAATGACCGAAATCGCCAAACAGAAGCACTACCAAGAAACCGGCAAGCTCAAGGACTTAAACCACAAGCTCGGCAATCGTGGCAAAGGCGAGCGCACACCCAGTCAACCCAACCAACTGGATGAGGAGCAACAACAGCAACTCATAGAGGCGTTTAATGCTGGGTTGTTTGAGTATCAACGGGTCTGGTTTCGTGCCGGTCAGCACCACCGGATTCGCAACATCCTCAAAAGCCGCCAGATCGGTGCAACGTGGTATTTCGCTCGTGAGGCATTAATCGATGCCCTAGAAACAGGCCGCAACCAGATTTTTTTATCTGCCTCAAAAAACCAAGCCCGCGTATTTCGTCACTACATCGTTCAGTTCGTACTGGATACCACCGGCGTGCAACTGACTGGCGATCCGATCCTGTTGCCCAACGGTGCAGAGCTGCGGTTTTTGGGAACCAACTCTCGTACAGCCCAGTCGTATCACGGCAATATTTATCTGGATGAGTACTTCTGGATTCATCGCTTTATTGAGTTTCGCAAAGTCGCCTCCGGCATGGCCATGCATAAAAAATGGCGGCAGACCTATATCTCCACGCCATCCTCAAAGCAGCACCAAGCCTATAAATTCTGGACAGGCGGCCTATTCAATATCAGTCGGCGCAAAGAAGAACGGGTCAATTTCGACACCAGCCATACTGCTTTAAAAGACGGTCGCCTGTGTGAGGACGGGCAGTGGCGGCAGGTGGTGACGGTCGAAGATGCCCTAGAAGGCGGCTGCGACCTGTTTGACCTCGAGCAGCTGCGGGTTGAGTACAGCCCAGACGAATATGAAAACTTGCTGATGTGTCACTTTATCGACGATACCCAGTCAGCGTTTACGGTCAGTGAGCTGATGAGCTGCATGGTCGACACCGAAGAGTTGTGGACGGACATGCGACCTTACAGCCCAAGACCGCTCGGCAATCATCCGGTCTGGGTCGGTTATGACCCGGCATTGTCGGGTGACAGTGCCGGTTTAGTGGTTGTGGCCGCACCGACTGTATCCGGTGGTCTGTTGCGGGCGATTGAGCGCATCCAATTCCAAGGCTCTGATTTTACTGCCCAAGCCACCTACCTGAAGGATGAAATCCTGACCCGTTATAACGTCGAGTACCTCGGCATCGATGCTACCGGTATGGGTGTGGGCTTTTATGAGGAGGTCGTCAAATTTTACCCAGCCGCGACCAAGCTGCTTTATACGCCAGAACTTAAAAGCCAGTTTGTGCTGAAGGCCAAAGACGTGATCCACAAAGGCCGTTTGCAGTTCGACTTGAGCTGGACGGATGTGGTGGCCAGTTTTGTCGCCATCCACAAGACCCTCACCAACAGCGAACGTGCCGTCACCTACAAAGCCGAACGATCAGAAGAGACCGGCCATGCCGACTTGGCATGGGCGTTTATGCATGCCTTGCACCACGAGCCGCTTGCGATTAGCGAGCAATCCGAAAATATGATGGAGCTATACGAATGAGCCAATCCAAGCAACTGGTGACCACCAACGGTGATCCACTACATTACAGCCCACTATCCAACACTGTGCTGCCACAACCACCGCATATTGAAGCGTTTACCTTTGGTGATCCTGTGCCGGTGCTGGATCAGCGGGCTTCGGTGTACTTCGGTGAATGTTCAGTAATTAGCGAAAAATGGTACTCACCGCCGATGGATTTAGATGGACTGGCATTGACCATGCGAGCCAGTCCGCACCATGCTAGTGCGCTGTATGTAAAACGCAACATCTTGGTCAGCACCTTTCAGCCACATCCACTGTTCAGTCAGTTGGAGTTCAGCCGCTTTGTGCTGGATTCTTTAGTGTTTGGCAACGGCTATGTCGAACGGCAAGATGCAATGTCAGGCCGCCCGATCCGGCTCCGTGCGCCTCTGGCCAAATACATGCGGGTGGGTACGCAGGAAGGTGTATTTTACTTCGTGACAGGCAGCATCAAAGACGATCATGAGTTTGAGGCCAATAGTATCTGCCACCTGATGGAGCCCGATATCAATCAAGAGATCTACGGCTCGCCTGAGTACTTGTCTGCGATGAATGCGGCATGGTTGGATGAGGCGGCCACCCTGTTTCGACGCAAGTATTACCTGAATGGCTCACATGCCGGTTTTATCATGTATGTAACCGATCCAGCACAGAACAAGGACGATATCGACAACATGCGCAAAGCCCTAAAGGAATCGAAGGGCGTGGGCAACTTCCGTAACCTGTTTTTGTACTCACCGAACGGCAAAAAAGACGGCATCCAGATCCTGCCAATCAGCGAGGTCGCAGCCAAGGACGAGTTCTGGAACATTAAAGAAGCCAGTCGGGTCGACATCGCAGCTGTCCATCGCGTACCACCCCAGCTGATGGGAGCCACGCCGACCAACACCAGTGGCTTTGGCGATGTTGAAAAGGCAGCACGGGTGTTTGTGATCAATGAGCTGATGCCATTACAGCAGCGCATGCTGGCAATCAACGAGTGGCTGGGTGAGGAGGTGATTCGTTTCAAACCATACCAGCTGCAGATGAGTTCCGAGTAGTAGCAAACCAGCCCCAAGCCACCCATGCGGTGGCTTTTTTTTGAAAAAATGCAATCGAGACCCCGCCTCGCCCGCGATAAAAAAATGGCATTTGTGACGACCTAGACGAGGGTGGCTCAGACCGCGCCAGTACTGGCGTGCATGGCTTTAGAACGGGCAGAAAATGTGACGAGAAAAGACGGAATTTGTCAGGTGAGATCAGTAGGCGAAAAAAAACCTGACCGAGGTCAGGTTATCAAATGTCACCGAGGGGTGACCATGCCGGTGATTTTAACATGGGTGATTTCGGAAAGTTTATAGGGGGTGGGGTATTTGGGAGTGATGGAAGTGATGATCCGACGAATGGAGATTTAAGCTTATGAATATGATGGGTTTTATTCATCACTTTGGAGGGGTGATGTGAAGTGATGGATTTTTGAGGATTAGTAGTTAAGTGTATGAATTAAAATATATATTTTTATTTATGAAAATCACTTCATATCACTGTGACATGTCACTCCAAAATCACTTGTTTCATCACTTCTAAAAACGTGATTTTTCTGCATCTTATCAATTGCTTATAGAGCGCATCACTTATGTCACTTCATTTTTGACCCCGTCCCCACATTTTTTTGGGCTGGCTGGTCTAGCGCACCTTATCGTCATGCACATGAACGTGTGAATTTTGTCGTGGAATGGGCGTGGAACAGAAAGGGGGTATTTTAGGACTTCTGAAATGAAAAAAGCCCTTGACATTCAAGGGCTTAATTTCGATATATGGCGGGAGCGGTGAGATTCGAACTTATTCAAAACGTCTTGATAACCTCATGTTTATACTTATTTTATTGTGGGTTTTGTCAAGTCGTGGATCAGATTCGTGGATCAGACTGATGATAGCTTAAGTGCCTGATTCAGTCTATTCACATGATCAGGTGCATCTGTTGCGATCAATTTTCCGTAGTGTTGATTGATCATTTGGGTGGAGCAGTGACCCATTTGATTCGCCAACCACTCGATGGGAACTGCTCCACTGGTGAGCAGCTGGCTTGCATAAGTGTGACGGCCATTATTGGCGGATCGATACCTCACCCCACAGGCGAGCAGATGTGATCGCCAGCGGTTTTTGACTTGGTCATAGTTGTAGTGCGACTTGGTTGTGCTGCAGTACCAGAGCCATCGTAGGCTTTCGATTTTGTTTGTTTTATTGTCGCGGTTCAGGACATTAATTTTGGTGATGGTCTGTGCGGCCGCAATTGCAAGCTGGTCTGAAACTGCCTCCAGTGCTGGTGCAAGTAGCTGTACCGATCGCTTGCGACGGCGGGTTTTTGTCACTCGATATGTCCCTCGGACACAGCTTCGATTGACATAGACCGTTCCTTGCTTAAGGTCTATATCTTCAATGGCCAGACAAATGATTTCATGCATGGACAATCCAGACCACAGCATGAATTTAAATAGGTTGTGTAGGTCTGGCGCGGTTTCATGAGCCAATATCGTGTCGATTTCATCGCGTGTAAACGGATCGATGTCTTCTGGATCTGGCAGTCTGATACTGATTCCACGACTAGGGTCTTGGATATCTGGATATTGTCTTTCATAAATCGACCAGATTTTTCTGAAACGAGTGATCACCTCCCGTACGGTTTTGCTGCTTAACTTGCACAACAGACCATCGACCCAGATATCAACATCATCCGGTGTAATGGTCGCTGGGTTGCGCTCTCCCCAGTACGGTCGAATGTGGTTCTCGATATGGCTCTGGTAAGAGTGCCAGCTCGATGGTGCGACGGTGTGTTGGTACCGGCTCATCCACCGATCAATGTAATATGACATCTGGTTTTGTTTCAGATGCTTACTATTTGGAAAATGTCGCGCACGATCAAAAGAGCCATTAGCCAGTTCGGCATCAATAATGACAGAGATGTTCTTTGCGCGTTTAATGTTGTCCGGTTCGGGTAGCCAGTTTACCGTTTCTCGCTGAATTTTTCCCTCAGCATCACGCCACCAAATGCGGATTGATCGTGCGAGAGGTTCGATACCGGCAGACATTGCTAACTCCTAAAGTTTTGCGCAGACGAATTTAACGGCAAGCTCCCCAAAAATTGAGGAACTCTTGAGTGACTGAAAGGGGTTAAGTGAGTAGGTGATCAGGAATATTGACGAGTACTAGGCTAGGATCATCTTCATAAAGTTCGGCTTTGCCGTCTGGCCACCATCGCATCGCGCCCATGATCCCATAGCCTCTCGGATCTGCTTTCCAACACATGCCAAACAGTAGTGGCTTTTCTGTCGATCTTGTCAGACCTGTCACAAGGTGGCCATCAGCGGTTTGGATTTCTCCTGCAGCTGCTTTCATGTTCCGTCCTTTGTATTGGCCAGAGGTTTTTCAAACACCCAGCACCGAGTACTCTTTTTTTCAATGATCGAGTGAACGCTTTTATTGGCGGCTCTAAATTTGTAGCGACGGCTCTGGCGCAGGGCAGTCTGGATATCTCCGATCGGGGGCAGATCAAGGTACTGTTGCTTGGCAACTTGGTACAGATGGGCAAAGTTAATCGCTATTAGTTTCGGATCTGCCGAATGATTCACCTCTGAATCTTTAGTGACGATGTTGTTTGTCGACTCAATCCGCTCAACTACATCCCAGAACTGGATGACGAGTGGAGCATCAGTCCGCAGTACTTCATCGCGGGCTTTAGCCATGTTTAACGTGGTCGCCCAGCAAAGATCGATATAGCTTTTTAATTCAGGTAGCACCGTAGCGGCGAAGGCTTCCAGCAGTGCCAAAAGCTGGGCATGACAGAATGCGACCCGAAAGGTTTTAATCCCTGCATCTTTAAGGCGTTCTTCGTACAGAGGTTTTTTTTCAAAATAAGTGGCGAGAAACTTTGGCTCGGCCAGTAATAGGCGATAAGTAAAGTGGCTGACTTGCTCGGTGCTGACCTGCTCAATGCGACGTGCCGCCACTTCAGAATGTCTGGTTTGCTCTGCGGTGTAGAAATAGATCTGACAGATACGGCTCATCACGGCTTCACTGCTGACCACTTCTGCGTTCTGACTGATCACCACAGTGCTTTTGAAGTTAGGCTCGGTTGTATCGTTACCATTATTCTTGTTGCCACGTGCGCCAAGGCTGCCACCGTCAAATAGATTTTTGAGTAGATTCCAATCGAATTGGCTAGTTTTGCCATTTTGTTCACGGTCGGATTCGACCAGTGTCAAGGGTAGGTTGGATACTTGGCTCATGGTGCGACGTAAACCAGACACTGAATCTTTATTCGGATCTGTCCCTTCGTGACCATCACGTCCCATCAGTCGCCACATGAAGGTGATCAGGGTGGATTTACCTGCACCCGGTTCACCAGTCAGTTCTAAAAAATGGTAGGACTTGTGCTTCTCCCTGATCTGCTCTGCAAACAAACCACCCATGAAACCTGAAAATGCAAGTAACCCCTTGGCTCCCCATGCAGTGACAATATCGTCCAGCCATGCCACAGGTTGCTCAGGTGGTTGCTCAACAATATTCAGTTTAAATGAGTTGGCCATTAGGCTTTTGACATTGGTCTGGCGTGGTAATTCAAAATAGTCATCTGAGTTCAGGCGGTAAACCTTGCCATTTTGAAATGCCAGTTGATTAAAAATATAGGCACTGTGCTTCTTGCTGTAGCCAATGTAATCAATGGTTTCAACCCGTTTAATGTCTTCAATCGAGCTTCTGAGAAAGCGATCTAGTTGGCCACTGGTACCTTCATAAATTACACCGGGTGCAATGGCGAGTAGGCGTTTTTTAAACTCACCCGCTACAGAAAGCTGTGCGCCAGTAAAGGTGTTTTTGACAGGACGACCTTTGGGGAAGTTGATCCGGAAGTAATACCATGCTTCATCCATCACATCGTTGTACTGGTAGTACAGCGGTTCGGGATAGCAGTTGGCGATTTCATTAACACTCATGCATGAGGAGACCGCCTCGAGGCGTTTTTTCTGGTCAGCCTCTTTGGTTTCCTCGTCGGATAAGTGCTCTGGAGTATCGTCTAATTGGTTAAGGGCTTTGTGATATTTCTCGATATCGACTTTGCACCAGTACAGGCGGTTCTTAAAACGAAATGGAAAGCTCGTTTGGTCTTCGTGTTGGTACATCAGCAAGGCTTTGGCCTTGGCGGTTTAGGTGTGATCAAGGGCTTGATCACACCTAAAGTTTAGACGTGGCCAAAATTGCTGATAATCAACTCATTGGCGCGGCGGGTTTTGGAGGAGCCGTTGTTCTCTAAATTCCAATGCACCAACTCTTCGGTCATGTGGAACTCGGCAAAAATCTGTTTGATCTCAGGCACGTTGTTCAAGGATAAAATCCACTTGGCCTTCAGGCCACGCAACTGATCACGCAACCGCTCAAAGTCGGCGCGTTCAAACAGGTTTTTGCCGTAATAATCCTCGCAGCCCCAGTACGGCGGATCAAGATAAAACAGAGTCCGATCGCTGTCGAAGCGTTCAAGAATGCGGCTGTACGATTGGTTTTCGATCATGACGTGTGCCAATCGCTCATGCTGGCGAGCCAGTTGCGCCTCCAACTCAATCGGGTTCAGATTGGGTGGCCGATCAATACCTTGGCTCAACACGTGGCTGCTGACCTTACCACCGTAGCCCAAACGCAGCAGGTAGTAATAGCGGGCAGCACGCTGGATGTCGGTTAAGGTGTCTGGTGCGACCTTTTTAAGCCGTTCGTATTCATCACGAGCAACCAGCAGTGAGTCGAACTGGCGGGCAAACTCTGGCAGGTGGTGTTGAATCACCCGGTACAAGTTCACCAGTTCGCCATTCACGTCATTAATGATTTCGACCGGCGACGGGGTCTTTTTAAACAGCACCCACGAGGCTCCGGCAAACACCTCGCAGTAGCAGTGGTGGGCGGGCATGATATCGATCACGCGACGGGCAAGTTGTGATTTGCCACCCACCCAAGAGGTGAAGGCACGTCCGGATGGGTTATAGGTTGGTTTGGTGGACTCGGTCATGGCCGATAAACTCCGGTTTAGACGCTCGCTGGCGTTCCGGCGCTTTAATAGCGGGTTTGATGCTCTCGGCACTCAGTTGATTGATCACGCCACAACGTGGGCATTTGATCGAGAGAAGGGTGAAACTTTCAACTTCTGCCAGTTTGCGGCAGCACGACGTACAACGGATATCCAAGATAAACCTCTAACTCACACTCAAATAATCCAAAATCACTTCTTGCACAAACGCTTGATCTTCCTCACTAATGCCGAGCAACTGGCGGCGTGGGTAGGCATAGCGTAAACCTCTGGCCTTGTTCACCACATCGGTACGGCCAATATTATGCACACTGGCAATCCGAGCCGCTGACCCAGTAAAACCCACTTGGGCAGTGTTGGTGGTGGCCTTGGTCTTAAAGTGTCGCGCCAAGGTCAACTCCCGAAACATCGGCTGCCCATCACCTGATTTGCGCGGGACAAATGGCTGGCCTTCAGTATCGACTTGGCTACGGGTGCGTTGCTGATTGCGCTTGCGCAGTTCAATCGCCACCCGTCGCATCATTTGCGCCTGTGCCTGTGGCGATAGCCGCTGCAGCAGTGGCTGAAGCCAAGTCCCCAGCGCAGCAAAATCACTCATGACCCCACCTGACAGACATCAAACTGATACGAACCATCCGGAAGTGCTGAAGCCACCACCATCTCCTCCAGATCGACCTCAATCACCACAGTGGTGGAGCCATTGCTCAACACATAGGTTTCATAGCGGATTGGGCTTTTACTGTTGGCTGGACGCGGGTCTTGGTGGTTCTGGTACCAGTCCAGCAGCGGCACAAACACATGATTGGCATCGAGATGTTCTGGCCACGAGTCAAGTTCAATCGCGGCCACATAATCTTGTCGGTGCGACAGGCCAGAGCCACGCCACTGCATTTGACCCTTATCGACTGAGATGATCAGTCGGTCAGGGTTGGTGCGCAGGTGTTCGACCTTGTCAATCAGGTGTTCACGCAGGCTCTGGATCAGTTTCACAATAGTTTGCTCCACTTGCGGTATGCATTGCGCAGCTTGCTGTCATACTGGTTTTTAGCGAAGTTGCTGCCGTTGTATAGACGGGCAAACTGCACCCAATCACGGGTGCGCAGGGCATTCAGCAGCTGGGTGTTTTTCTCGATAAACCGACAAAACGCCTCAAGCTGATTGGCCTCGCTACGTGATAGCGTCAGCACAAAATCAACCGGCGATTGGTAGCCCAGCATTGACCAATGAAAGCCCATGATCTGAAACATGCCCCAAGAACAAGAGCGCAGGGCTGTCCAGTTTTCGATTTTACGCGCAGCCACCAAGCGTTGATGCTCGGCAATCCCACGCGCATCGGCGTTTGCACCGGTGGCATAGCCACCCGCTTTACGGTTGACCAATTGTGGGTGTTGCTGCTCCAACTGCATCAGTTGGATCTCAGTGCGGGTTTCTTTGAGCAACCGGTACATCACATGCCGCTCGAATAAAATCTTGATCTGTCCGGTGCTGAGAAAGCCGGAGCCGAGAGACTCAACCTCGGTCACGGCACGCACCGAGGCTTCATCGACACCCAGTCGCTGTGCAGCAACCTTAAAATCTTGGTCGGTCAGACGTTTGGTCATGGCTTAAATACTCCGCAAGCGACGCAGAAATGCACCATAGTGCGACCAGAAGCGGCGAAACCGCCAATAGCTCAGGGCAATCGCCACCGCAGCCGCCACCCGAAAGATCGGTTGTGAAAAGACCGTATGTGATCCATCTGCCTCATCAAAGGCCAAGCCGACGCAGGAGCAGAGCAATACGAATAAACACAGGGTGACCACCAGTCCGACTTCCTCATGAAACTGGATGATGACGGAAGCACAGACTAGGGCAATCACCAGCACCGATCCGATGCTGATCAGATCTATCCAGTTCATGATGGGTTTTCCTCATTGGGTGGTGAAGATTTGTCTTCAGGAATTAAACGCAACCGAAGACGCATAAAAAATTCGACACTGCGGTGTAACAACGGGTATGCATGCTGATTGGCGAACTTGACCACTGCCATCACCAGCTCATGTGCCACCAGACCATAAATCACCGCATAGGCCTCGGTGTATTTGCCATCGGTTAAGGCGGCGGCAGTCACATCGGACAGCATCAAGGCCATGATCATGCCCGCCACACCGTTGCCAATTCGGCGAGGCAGAGGTTCATTCAGTACCAGCAGCACCCGCAGGGCTGCACCACCAAGTGCCATCCAGATCAAGCCAACATGGGCAACCAACCACTCGGTGTGCTGTGTAATCAATTGATCCAATCGGGCTACTCCCACAATTGCACAAGTGGCTTTACCGCTTGAGCCGGAACATCTGGCAGCGTGATCAACACCCCTTGTGGTAGTACTGGCGGCAAGCTGGCGAGATGAGCATTCAAGGCCATCACCTGTTCGGTGACACCAGCCGTGCGAGCCAAATGACGCTGGCAGACCTGATCCACCGTATCGTTTTGCAAGGTGGTGATGGTCTGGCTCATATCAGTTCCACCACGCTATAAGGCTGGTCGGTCAAGTCAGCGATGGCTTTACGCGACTCACGCCGATAGGCATCAATCTGTGGATCTAGGGTTTTCGCGCGTTTATCGCCATCGGTAGTGGTATCAAAATCCCGATAATGCTCAGTCAGCAAAGCACGTGCTTCGCTATAAACGGCTGTTCGGTAATGAAAAACCAAAATCGATTGACCGTTGATTTGATCGGCTGGAACAACTGCAAGACTGTATTGCGCCTTGTCAATCGTACGGCTTTTCATCTGGCGTACAGCAGATTCACGGTTGACGGTGACCATCGCAGTGGTGATGGCCTGTACCAAGCGGGCAGTGGTGACTGCACCATCTAGCCGTGAGGCTTCAGCAAAATCACGTGTATTAATATCTGGCCAGAAACCATCGTTGACAACGGTCTGACTGCTGACTTGGCCACCGGCACTAAATCCCATACTGATTGCTCCAGCTGCAAAATAGGTGGACGGTGGGCAGAGACTCCTATCTCAATCAAGAGTAGGGTCTCTGCGCCGTCCGGCGGTCGCGGTCACGACACGGGATTAACCAGCTTTTCCAAGCGGTTAATGTTTGATTTCACCCCGCACTTTTCATTGAGCCGGTAGGCTTCTTTAAAGTGCAGCAGGGCAAGCGGTGGATCTAACGACTCGGCATAAAAGCCAACCACCCGATGCAGCTTGGCGCGGACTTCATTGGCCATATCGCAGTCTGCTGTCAAATCATAGGTTTGCAGCAACAGTTGCAGCATGGCCGCTTGATCCAGATCTGGCTCTTTTAACACCAACATGTATTTGGCGGTATCGGCGATTTCCTCGGCCAAAATGCTTGGGGTTTTGCGCTTGTAGACATCTGGCATATTGAGATTATGGGTAATGGCATACCGCCCAATCTCCAATGCACCGGTAAAATCCCCAACATCGATGCGCCATAGCATCACGGTCATCAAGACCTGATCTGCACCACCTGTGCCGTTTTGCAGCACAGCGTTGACCCATTCGACGTAATACGGCAGCAGTTCATGCTTGAGCGCAATCTTCCGATCGATGCTCTCGATGGCTTTTAAGGCACGCTTGTCTTCAGCCAGCTTGAGCAGCAGCAGGTTGTAGGTGTGTGACCGACCTGCTGCAGCCTGCCCAGCGGATGCCGGTTTGGCGGCATCCTTCAGGGCGCGTGCCTGTTCGGCACGCAGTTGGGCGAGGGTCTTGGCTGCCATGATCAGAGCAACTCGATGTTTTCGATGAAACAGACTGCATCGAGATTTTCGATGACGTAAGCATCATTGCTGGTGTCGTAATTCACCACGCGGTCGAGATTTGCTTCATCGACCACTGAGCGGCGGCGTGCGCCTTCTTGCCAATAGATAGACAAGTTGTCCAGTGTGGTGATCAAAATCGCATTATCAGGGAAGTAAGGGGCGCGGACTGGTGGTAGACCACCAAGGCGACCTTGACCGAGCAATGCCTGAGCAGCAACGATTTCGCTAGGTTTATCAACGTTATTGACCAGCGGGAACAGCTTGTCATTCATCAGGTTGCGACCAACCAGACACACCATGTTGGGGTTGCTGCTGTACAACGGATCAATCATGTTATTGACGCAGTCAACCACCAAGGCATCAAGGTTGTTGTAGTTGCCACCTGTGCCGATTTTGATGGTGTCACCAGTGCCTTCAGTACCTTCGAATAACCAATGTTCAGGCGCATCTTGGCGGATGATTTCCAGCCAGCCCTTGTTCATGTCATCACGCATTGGGTAGGTGTCAGGGTCTGAGTTCTCTTCGACCCGTTTGCCATGAAAGCCGATCAAGATCCGATCCAATGCCTGTTGATTGACCACCATGTCGCGGATACGGTTTTGGAAGTCTGGATACCGCGCCCATAGATCCACCTGTTCATAACGAATGGCGGTATCAAAATCAGTCTTGGCACATTTATAGCGATTGAGCCGCGACACGTTGCCGACCAGCTTGGGCTGACGTGGTGTGCCATTGCGGGTGTTGGTGCGTGAGGCAATCGC